TCTCTCAAGAATTGAAGAGTGTATTGGTCCTGGTCCGGCCAAGCCTTTAGATATTGTTCCACCATCACAGACAAGCGGGAAAATACCGCTGCATGTGATTGTGAAACAATGTCTAAGTCCTTTTCAGCGAGTTTCTTCTTAGCAAAGATGACAACCTTTCTGAGGAAATCATCCGCATCGTAAAGATGCGCGCTTGGAAGAGAGTGGCCGAATGCGTCTCTGATACACAAAAATGTGTTAGAAAACGTACCCGTCACTTTATCTTTCGATAGCTCTCTGAAAACTCTTAATAATTTGAGAAGACGATTCGCATGCTCAAAAGAGTATCGATTCGATCTCATCAGTTTATTAAGAGATAGGACAAAAGACACGAAATTCTCATGACATAATACATAACCATGCGATTCTTGGGTATCCAGGAAGTTGGCCAGAAGCGGATATGATTTTCATACCGCCTTAAGACCACCTACTGAATAACCAGTAATCTCCACGCCTTTGAAGTAGACTCTTTTAGCAAACTCAAATAAGTCTTCACTTATATGGGTTTTCTGGGGAGAAAACTTCAAATCTAGTTGCTCAAGAATACAAAAATACTCTTTAGCAACATGATGATTAGCAATGACAAGGTCATCACCCAAAAGTGCATAGTCCTTAAATGGACGACGAACTTTCGGTCAATTATTGTTAGGTATCGTTCGCAAGAACGCAACCTGGACAATAATGTGATGACACAATGCCATTGCTGGTCAGGAGGAGTACGCACCCATTGGCTGACCGGCGGCATAAGTGTAGGTTTTACCCTTACACTCAAACCCCAGTTTTACCAAGAGGTCTACCCAGCATTGAGCTTTCTCGGGGCCAATAAGATAACTAAGAACCTTCTTTTGGAAGGTAATAGGTAATCTATCGGTCGCACAAGTAAGATCAATGCTATAGTAGACAGGTTTATCTCGTAAAAGAGTCAGGAACTTATTTTGATCAAAGGTACAGTCCGAGTGCAACTTCCTCAATATCTCATTTAAAGAGTTATGAAGAGGTCGCAATGCGGTCTGAGTCCAGTAATCAAGTAAGCCAATGACTCTTGTCTTACCTTCTTTATCAGAAAAGTAGGACAGTCTTCTCAACAAGTTAGATCGTAGTGGGTAAACTTTAACTCACATCTGTGAAGCGGATTCCGGCAGTATGTCAAAACTCGAAATTAAATCTTCCAATCGAGAGGCCAGCTTATTACCGGCTACCACATTTAAACTGTGGATAAGCCATTTTGGTAATAAGGTCGCTTCGGAAGAAGACATAATTAGAGCCTGACCTACCGGACCATTCTTTACAGACATGTGAAAAGAGGTTCACTCAGTACTTATAGGACCGATACCGAGAATTCGTAGTGCACACTTAATTTCAGAGTCAGTTAGATTCTGAGACTTCGTTGCGGTCACGATTGTACTGGTATCCAAGACAGGAGGCAACTTTAATGATCTTAGACACATTAGCAATGTGAATAAGACTTTCAAGTGCTC